AGGTACGATACAAACAGATATTTCCGCAAGATTAACATATACAGGTAATGACTTGGATTTAAATACAGTCACAGTACCCTATGGTGGTACAGGATTAACAACAATTACATCCGGTAATGTAATGGTAGGACAAGGCGCATCAGCGGTGTCAGCAACAAAAACAGCACCAACAGGTGATTTTATCGGTACAACCGATACACAAACACTTACGAATAAAACAATGACCGATAACTCTAACGACTTAACTTCAAGGGCTTTATTTACAGGTAGTGGTGCCGGGCAAGTTTCAACGTTTGCTGCAACCGCACCAACATCGGGACAAGTATTAACAGCAACAAGCGGTACAGTCGCTACGTGGCAAACACCACAAGTAACATTAACAGGTTCACAAACACTGACGAATAAAACAATTACTGATAATAGTAACGATGTAAATTCCAGAGCATTATTTGTGGATTCAGGTGCAGGTATCGTTTCAACCTTTGCCGCAGCGGTGCCGAGTGTTGGACAAGTATTGACCGCAACAGGTGCTTCAACAGCGACTTGGCAAAATGTCGGTGATGTTACTTTAAATGGTTCACAAACACTGACGAATAAAACGTTGGTTGATAATACTAACAATATCATATCCCGAGGTATGTTTACAGGTTCGGGTACAGGAACACTTTCAACATACTCTGCTATCGCGCCTTTATCTGGACAAGTATTGACTGCAACAAGCGGAACAACAGCGACATGGCAAACACCTACTGTTGGAGACGTCACACTAAATGGTGTTCAAACATTAACAAACAAAACAATGACGAGTAACACCAATGAATTAATTGCTAGGGAACTTTTCATTGATTCAGGTTCGGCAAGTATATCTACATTTGCTGCTTCTGTTCCAAGTAGTGGACAAGTATTAACAGCAACAAGTGGAACAACTGCGACATGGCAAACACCAACCGTTGGAGACGTTACTTTAAATGGAGTACAAACACTTACCAATAAAACAATAACAGCAAGTACGAATGACGTGACCGCCAGAGGAATATTCAGTAACAGCGGAGCCAATACAGTTTCAACATTTGCGGCAACAAATCCAACCAGCGGACAAGTACTTACTGCAACCAGTGCAACCACGGCAACATGGCAGAGTCCTTCAACTGGGCTACCAAGTTATACAAATACCTTAACTGTTTCCCCTTCTAATCCAGATGTATCTCCTAACTGGACTACACTTGGTGCAGCAATTACAGACGCCATTTCACTTTTACCTACAGAAACAAATCAAGTACTCATCATTATGTATCCCGGTACTTATTCAGAAATAACACCATTAACTATCCCGGAATGGATATCAATTTCAGGACAAACATCATCACAAGGTGTTGTTGTTGTTCGCCCAGTTGCACCAGCCGCAGTTGGTGCTGTTTTTGTTTTAAACGGTAATGTACGATTATATGGTTTTGTTATTGATGGGTTTGACGACGCAGCTGCAAACGCCAATATAGGAGTTAGTTCAATAGGGGGGTCATTTGGTTCTCTTGACTATTGTAATAATATAACATCAAGAAATTGTACAGACGCTGCATTTAAAGTCACGGGTACTGGTGCACAATTTAGTAAAGTGTTAAGTTTAACAAATTGTAGTGCTCTTGTTACATTAGGTTTCCCTTTTGTTATGAGTTTTGGATACGAATGTGAATTAGGTGCAGTATTATCTAGTTCTGGTTCAACTGCAAGTGGCTTTCTAAGTGGCGGTGGTTTTTTAGATACTGCGTTATTCTGTCATAACGATTTTTCATACATGGATCTCGAAAATACGAAAATATCCAGCGTAAACATTGGTATGAATATTGGAACTGGTGTATCTTCAAATAATAATACCGAGTATTCATTTGCTAGAATACAAGACTGTACGGTTGGGTTTTTCACAACAACTGGTTTAATCTTAAACTTAAAATCATCCGTTGAATTGTTTGGATTTTTACTACAAGACGATACAGGAATATTCCCGGGTCAAAATGATGTAGTTATATTTAACCCATCTGCCCCTGCTGACCCAAATAAATATTTTGTATTTGGTTCAACATTTCAAAGACAAAGAATTATATTCGCTGGAGACCCAACAAATCCCTTTATTACAGCTGGTGTAGTCAGTGATATAACTGAAGGGCGTTCGAGAACAACCATTTTAGGAGATATTACACTTGATCAAGCAGGTAGTAATTTTTCAATGGGACAAGGAGTGGGAAACACAACAGCAATGTTAATACTTGAAGACAATGGTGGTGTATTTACAGATACCACAAAGTGTTTAACAAAAGATAACCCTAACCCATTTTTATGCGATCTTGCAACAACCAGTGTAATCGATTTAGCAAGTGCACCCGCAACCATCGATGGTGTTTTACCAACTCTTGGTGTTTCACGCGTTCTTGTAAAAGACGGAAGTACAACAAACCCTGGGACAACAAGTGTGGATAATGGTATATATGTTTGGAACGGGGTAGGCTTAGCAATGACAAGGGCAAGCGATTTCCCAATTGGGTTAGTTCAAACACATGAAATACATTTTGCTATTGATTTGGGAACCGATAATTATGGAAGTCGTTGGTCACCCGACCCAAGTACATACCCCGCTGGTACGTTTACAATAGGTACAAATGCTTGGGGTGTTGAAGCTTCAAGTAAAAGTATGTTTCCAACTACATTTGTAAACGATGATGCCTTTTATATTGGAAACATAGCCTTCCGTTTATTCCCAGGTATTGAATTAGCAATAACAGCACCACTCACAACAAGTTCAGGAACATCTGTTGATGTAATTGTATGGGAATTCTTTAACGGTGTATCATGGGAAACACAATCATTAATGTCAACTAATGTTGTAAGTCCTTATCAATCATTTGCAAATGAAACTGTTGGTTTTGGTCAAACGTTTTTACAATATGAAACAAAATTTTACAATTATCGTTTTGGAGACCAATCAGGATGGATACCAACAGCAGTGAATGGTGTGTCCGCTTATTGGGTAAGAGCTCGTATTATTGATGCAGCAAACATTACACAAATACCAATTATAGGAAGTGTTAATTTAGGAACAAATAGTACAAAAGTAAACAAAGTTGGATTTGAAGAATACTTTGGTGAAGGACGATCAAGAAGAAAAATATCAATCGATACAAAAAGTATGACACTTACAGGAATAGGAAATCCTAATAATCAAAATTTAATTGCCGCGATTGATGGTGCCGATGAAGTCCGCTTAAATATACGCGATAATGTTTTTACATCAGGTGCAGATCTCGGACTCGGACATTTATTTGTGCTACCAACAAATATAGATACGTCTTACACAATGCGAATGACTGTTTATTTCATACAAACAACAGCAGGTGCGGGCGACGTTGCATTTAAAGTCAATTACGTATTAACAGACGATAATTCCATTATCGATCCAAGTGGAATCCCCAATACACAATTGAAAACTACGGATATTGTTCTAACGACAGTGACAGGTACAGCGGGTCAACAACAAAGGGGTGTATTAGAACTTGATGTTTCTAACTATATCGCAGGACAAAATGTGTTTTGGTTTAACTTTTTCCGAATTGGTTCAGATGTAGGTGATACGTACGCAAGTAATATAAATATTATTGTATTTGAAATAGATTATGTAATATGGAATAACGGAAAAGACCTTCAACTTTAACAACCATATAAATTATATTGTAATTAAATAAAAGAATAAATGGACACTTCACAAATCGTATTCGCCTTTCTAGTCGCTATTGTATTTATCATTATTATTGCTGCTTTGTGTATCCATTGCCCCGTAAAACCCTTCCAAGCAATGACACCGATACGAAGGCTCCCCGAGCTGGGCACTTTCAACGATAAAAAAGTTTGTACCCCCGGAGGGGTCTGCCGATTCTCGGTGTGTATTTTTATGATTGTCACACCCGAAATAATGGAATATGCACAACATAGTATTGATATCAACAGAGAATATTGTAAAAGATGGGGGTACGACTTTAAAGTCGTTACACAAAATACAACCCCGGACCTTCCAATCAACTTTGCGAAAATACAAAGTGCATTAGACTTCGCTGTGCAAGGCGGCGAAGCCGCCCCTGATTACATTGTCCATATTGACGCTGATGCAATTATTATCAAAAAAGACTATCCAATTACAAACATTATCCACAAGTACTTTAAAGGAATCACATCATTCATCGCAGCCGAGGACTGTTATTCAAAAGACGTATGTAGTCAACCCGGTCGAATCAATTCCGGTGTATTTATCGTGAAAAATAATTACTTTGGTCGATTCATTTTAAAAAAATGGCTGTCAAGTGCCCAAAAAGGCGGAGCTTGTCATAAATACAAAGACGTATTCCCAAATTGCCAACTTGTTTTTTATCATTGTATATTAAAATCATTCTTACGATTCTTTATTAAAATTGTTCCCTACAATGTATTAAATGGAAAAGACGGTTTATTTATCCAACACTTAATGCAACACACAGATGATAAACGTTCAAATACATTCAAAGAGTTTCGTTACCAGAATGATGACAAATTTATTAAAGGAGAAACACGAATGAAAGTCTTTTGAAGGCGCCCCGTAGGGGCGCCTTTGCGTAGTGCGCGTAGCGCACTTGAAATATTTTACCTTGATTTATTAAATCACCATTAAAATGTCCACTGGTCCTGATAAAGAAATCAAATTAAAGCGTTTTAACCCTAAGAAAATGGAGAATCAACGTACCAATCCGAACAAAGGACCACCGACTATCCTATTAGTTGGTTCCAAGCGAACGGGTAAGACTACTTTAATTCGGGATTTAATGTATTATTTTCGAAGAATTCCCGCAGGTGTAATTATGACTGGCTCATTAACAAGTGCAAATACGTTTTCCGAATTTTTTCCCAAAAGTTGTATATTTAATCATATTGATGATGCAATGGAAAAACGTTTAGAGTCAATTATAAAGAGACAGAACAAACTAGTGAAAAAAGAATTGCGAGATAAACAGAAATTCGATAAATTACAACAAACAAAACCCAAATCAAAACGATTACCTTACCAATATACAGATTATTCGAGTTTTATGCTATTTGACGACTGTGGTTATGATACGAAATTTACAAAAAAGCAAACTATTTCTCAATTATTCTTCAATGGCCGCCATTACAAAATTTTATTAATAATGGCAATCCAGTACTGTAAGTCGGTACCACCAGCGTTGAGGATGAATGCAGACTACGTGTTCATCATGAAAGAGAAATCGATAAAAGAGAGAAAAAAAATACACGACGAATGGTTTGGTATGCTAACAAACAAAGAGTTTACTCGAATAATGGATGTGTGTACTGACGATTATGGGTGTTTAGTTTTAGATAATACTGTATCAAGTAACAAAATTGAAGATCAAGTCTTTTTCTATAAAGCTAGGTATCCACCAAAAAAGTATAAAGTTGGGACTAAAGAACTTTGGGATTTTCATAGACGGACGTATCGGAGTGATGATGATAGCGATGATGATAGCGATGATGATAATAACAATAGTGGGAGTATTAACAATACCACTACACGAACCGCTACACTGAGTTTAAAAAACAGTGTCTCAAAGGGTAAAACAAAGAAAAGTATACCAAAGACTATGATTATTTAAATTCGTTTAATTTAAAATAAAAATAATGTTAAATGTAAATAAAATATGGAAAATCAAAAAGAACGATATCCAAGCTTTATACACATTCCCCGGGGGGATAAATTACCTAAATTTACCAAAGAAATTGTATCTGGGTTAGAATTAAAACGATCGAAAACGATAATGGGATATGAAGAACAAATCAAAAAATTTGAAAAAAAAGATTTACCCGAAACTTTATTCAAGAACTTTAATACTAACTCTGCATTTACACCTGTTGAACGCTCCCCGGAGGGGACCGGTGCGGGTGATAATAATGATAATTGCAATTTAAATTAGTTCGTTTATGTTAGCTTAAAAACATTGTTACTCGTATTTAAAATAAAAGAATTAACATTAAAATGAATAAAGTGTGTACCAAGTGTAATATTGAAAAAACAATTGATGAGTACTCAAAAAATGGCAAAAAGAAAAACGGTGATATTCGTTATCGTAATCAATGTAAAGTTTGTGGAAAACAATGGCACGAAGATAATAGAGAGGAGGAATGTGCTAAGAAAAGACAACATTATCAAGATAATAAAGAGGAAGAATGTGCTAGGCAAAGACAATGTTATCAAGATAATAGAGAGGTGAAATGCGCTAAACGAAGACAGCGTTATCAAGATAATAAAGATAAATTAAAATGCGTACAGCACGGAATACATAAAGATACTTGTTACCAATGCTCAACTCAACGTTGGAAGTTTTGTTCGACTTGCAATATGATGTTATTATCACCAAACAGATTAAAACAAAAAGTAAAAGTATGTGCACGCTGCGAAAGTCTTGACCAAAAAATGTTAAGACTCGAAACAAAATGGAAAGAAAAGTTCATTTCATGGGGATACAGTCCATCAGTGAACGATAAAATCATAAGGGATTACCAATGTAAAGTAGTCAATCTGAGAAGGTGTGATTTTTTATATATAACCGAACCTGATTTCCCATACAATGTATTAGTTGAATGTGATGAAAATAATCATAATATATACGCAGTATTGTGTGAGATGAAAGTATTACAAGAAAAAGCCGATCAGATAACAGCAAACCAACGTGTTGTAAAACCAATGGTAGTGATACGTTTCAATCCGAATCATAAAGACGACGAGTACCTAGAAAGAGAATTAAAAGCTGCATTTCATGAAGTATTTAACAATCCATCAAATGTAGATATTAGTGATGTACGCGGAATTAATATTTACAAATTAATTGGATACAGCGATAAAAGAGAAGAAAAATACAAGAATGAACCCGCTGCACAAACAATTACTAAACTGGATGCATTTGCACACCAAGCAATATAAAGAACACAATAAATAATTTATAAATATTCATCACCCTTTTGCTTATCTTTCAATGCGCTTGGGATATAGTCAGTCTTCACCACAAAATCTTCCTCCCCCACTTCCACTTTTTCGATCTTCAAATCAGGCAATTTCTCCGTTACAAAAATCTTGTCCATGGATTCTTTATTGGTAATCTCTTCAAAGGAGTCTAACTGAGCGTTAATCGCTGGATTTGCTCTTGATTCTTCTATATTTTTCAATTTATTAATATCGGGGTTAAGCATTAATTTTTGTTTACGCAAATCAAATACTTCCTTAGCCTTTGCTTTCTCAACCTTATGAGTTTTAATAATTTTATTAAGTTGGTTATCGCTGTATTCTACGTCGCCAATTTTACTAGGATCGGGTGGCACGAGCGCGAATTCATACATTTCAATGACGTAAATGTCAAAATCTTTATTCTCAACGGTTTTATTAATATATTGTGCATGTTTCTGGGCTTGTTCAAGGGTATTAAAGCAACCAAAAATTTTCATACCGTTTGTTTTATCTTTTGTTTTTTGACTTAAAGTGGGTCCAACAAATGATACCAAAGCGTAATTCTGTTTAGGTACGCGAATATCGCTTTTCATTAAAGCAATGTCTTTATCATGTTCCTTGTTCACTGTGTCCAAAGCCCGCTTTGTGCATTCTCTCATCTCATCTTCCGTTAAATTATCCAAGGGGTCGAACATTTGTTGACGCAAGTGTGCGTTTGGTATATTAGGTTTAACCCCGTTTAAGTTAGGGTGTAGAGGAACTTCAATCTTTTCATTATTGTCGGTATTGTTATTTTCAGAAGACATTATTATGTATTTTTTAATCATTATAATAAATTATCGTGATATTTAACGCAAATTAAAGACTACGGTAGAACGGCCAACCTAATTCTTCGCATATTTTTTTCCAAATTCGTTCTTGCTCTACAATTTTTTGATGTGACCGAAGAAGTGCAAAATTATTTATCATCCCCTTTGCTTCCTTCATATTATTATTCTTATCATTCGCAATAATTTCTAATAATTTTCGAATACAATAAGGGTAGGATAAAAAGTTGTTTCGAGATTTGATTAAATGTTTATGTTTTTCGAATGGCTCTTGTATCTGATGAAACATATGTTTTAAATTACTTTCAAGTTCTTTTGACATACGTGGTGCCTTTTTACCTGTAATTCTTCGTATAATACTATTAATGTGATCATAATAAGCAGGTTGATTTAAAATTTTTAGAATACTTTTAATTAATTTTTTATTGATTTGTTCTGGATCATCTATTCCCCGTTTGCTAATTTCGCTCAATATGGAGTCAATCAATTCTTGTGGTATTAATATATTTTCTTTTGCTTGGAATTGATTCAAGTTTTCTTCAAAATAAGAGTGGCGTTTATATCGATATGCTTTTGTGACATCAGTTTCGTCGCTCCATTGTGCTAAATTCGGATCTCTCCACTCTCTACTTATTCCACAGTCCTGACAAACTAAATAACATTCAGTGTAATTTACAATCATATTTTTCGTATTACATTCTTCACAAACAAAATCAGTGTCGGTATATTCCTTTACAATTTTTTTTGTGTTTCTGCAACCATTTGTGATGTATAAATATTCGTCTAATAAATTTTGTTTATCCTTTTTTTCAGTGATAATAAACCCATTAATTACCGATGTATCTGATTTTTTTGTTGTAGAATCATCTGATTTCATTTTAAGTACAGAATGGATAGACAATAAATATTCACTCATATCATCTTGCTTCTCTATTCGGTTAATTTCAATCGAAAGGTTTTTTATTTTTTCGAGTTCATCTTTTGTAGGATTTGTTTTGGATTGTAATTTCTTCAATTTTTTCTTTTTTTGTGGAAGTGATTTGGATTGGTTTTCAAATTCGTCCAGTTTTTTATTATGCAATTCATTGAGAGATGTTCTATGTTCTGCTACATTTTTTTTAGTTTTTTGTCTTTTCATTGTGTAATTTGTGTTTAAATTTAATTAAAGAAAATATCTTTAATTAAAAAAATACAAAATAGATGGAACTTATTGAATTTAATCGTTTAAAAACTGATTTTAATTATTTCTTCCAGGAAAGAAGTGTACAATTAATAAGTGTTTCAAAACCGAATAATGCGACTTCGGGGATATCGCCGCTTTATTTCAAAAATGGAAGACGATTAAGAGCACATCGAAAAAACAATTTATTTTTTATTACAATCAACTTGATGAAAAGTGGGCGATTTGATGATATCATTATATTCCGATTAAATGGTCATTCAAAGGTATGTTGTTTTCCAAACGGAGTTGAAGACAATAAAGAGATTATCATAAAATTTAGAAAAAGGAAGAAACCACAATCTTTTTATTTTAAAGATGTTGATTTTGTGATGCATACAAAAATGGGGAATATAAATAAACTAGAAATATTAAAAACAGATTTTGGACCAGAATGGTTTTCATTCAAAACAGGAGATGTAAACATACCTCGAAATACATTTTTTAAAAAGATAATTTGTAAAGATAAATATATCTATGAAGTCCTCTTAGACCAACATTTATTTTATGGGTTGGGTGAATATTTAGTATCGGAAATCATTGGTCGTACGGGATTTGAATTAAAAACTAAAATATCAGCACTTGATACCGAACAAAAAAAACATTTATATTATTGTATTTGTTATGTTTTATTGGAATCGTATCGATTAGATGGAATAGGTTATGATTTAATGGGTGAAGACTGTGAATACTCACCCAAGTTAAAAGTATATAAAAAAAGTACAAATATATTTCGATATCGTGAGTATAACATACACCATTAATTAAAATTTATAATCATATTTATTTCGTTTATATTGTTTATTTGAAAATGTTCAATAATCTTCTGTTTTAAGAGGAGATTAATAGATACTTTATTCTTTTTAAGGATTTGTAATAATTTTAATAAGATTTCCTTCTTCTTTGTCTTTTTAGGGAAACGTGTGATAAACATTATTTGCTCCATACTGATTTTATCTGTGTTTAATTCATAAAATTCGAATAATTTTTTTCTAATTTTGTTACCTTTTGTACTCCATCTATCAAGAGAACCACTGACTTCTTGATTTTGATCTACACCACCTTGGAATATAGTTTCATCAACCCGACTACACTGTTGACAAACTAAACCTTGCTCAGATTGTTCTAAAAACCCTTTTTGACACGATTTACAAATATTCGGTAATACGTATCTATCAATAAAATCTTCTTTATCCGCCGCCCCCGAAGGGGGCGGAATTAAAAATACTGGGTCTTCGGAATATTCGTATGTTTCAGCTTCACGATAACTACGAATACAATTGTAAAGTTTATGTTTCATCCAATTTTGGAGATTTATTTTATTTTCCTTCGTTAAATTTGTTTCTTTCACCTCGGGGTATAATTCTTCTTTTGCAACTTCGCGCAACGATTTTATTATAAATAGTTGTAATGATTTATTTATATCTTCAATGATATTAATTCCAACATATTCTTTTTCCTTAAATTTTTTCAAGGCTTTTCTTTCAATTTCCAGTATTTCTTCTGGGGTCATGTTAGATTTAATTATTTAAAAGATTAAATTTTTTAATCCACGAAAGTTCGACTTGTGATAACTTGAAACGAGAAACATTATTTGATAGTTTTTTTACATTTGAACGAGGATTTTGACATACAATTTTCTTCATTCGCTTGGCGCCCTTCGGGCGCCCATAAAGCATTAAATAACAAGTACAAATTAAATGTGCATATTTTTTAAAACCCCAATCAAATGAACCGTGATGAAAGATGTAATTTTCAATTGTATCAGTCATCGAAGCCACTTCAATTAACTTGTTTAATGCATCATAGTCTTTAATGTATCGTAAGTTTGAATGAAAGGTTTCAATCGAGAAAGGTTTACTTGTTTCATTTTCTAATAACGATGATACAGATAACTTATAATTAAATAACAAAGACATATATTCAGACATAATATAATATTCATCTCCTCCACAGATAAATAACATTTGATTAATTTTTTTTGTTGTAATGATTGATTTTTTTAAATGAAGTATATTGAGTATTTGTAATATTTTAACAATTTTTTGATTACATTTTTGAACAAGTAGTTTTAATAAATGTTCTGAAATATTAATGTTTGCTTCGCGAACAATTTGATTAAAAAAGTTGATACAAGAATCAAATTCGGGGTAATCGATATATTCGTATATTGTTTTATTAATATAAACTTTTGGTAATGTTTTGCAACTACTGATACAAAATACAGGTACCATTGAACCACATTTTTCAATAATTCTAACAACTTTACTAAATGTTTTTTCGGGAACAGAATGTTCTACATTATTAATAATAATCCCAACGTTGTATCCATTATGAATTTTTAGCATTTTTGATAATTGAAAATGAAAAGCGTCTTTTTTATAAGTATCGATTACATCAAATTCAATAATTTCATAATTTAATTCAGACAGTATTAATCTACATAATTTATTTTTACCTGTTCCAGGATTTCCATTTAATAAGAAAATTCCACGATCTTGATTCTTAATATGTTCCTTTATCCTTGTGAGAATCACTTGGTTTTTAGTTCCAATAAATTCATTAGTACTTTTTGGGTTATAATTTATTAAATTGTTTTGACTTTTATTTTTTTCTTTTTTAACAAGTAAATCAATCACGGAAACCTTTGTCATCATATGTTGAAAGATATTCAAGAAGATTTAATACAAGATATTGAAAATGAATTATGTAATAACTCAAACGTTAAAATAGTGCAAAATAAAATTTATAGCTTTATGTACGAAGCTATCTTAAAACCGTTTAAGTTTTTAATTATATTAATCGTAATGTTTATATTATTATTGTATTCGATTAATCTTTATTTGAACTTTGAAATTTACACAACAGTTAAATCATTAGGGCGACGTTCTTTGGAAACAATATAAATCTTTGCACCTTCTCTGTTCTTTTTCGATAAAGACGTTGGAAAATTAATTAAATAACCACAATTGTAATCAATGTTTTTTATTTGGTTATAAAGTAATTCAACTTGTTTCATTATTTCTTGATTATCATCTATGATTACAATGTTGATGACTTCCTTTGTCTCGGGAAATACAAAATCATATAAGTAATGCCCTAAACAATTTCCGTTTTCATCTATGAATGGTAAAGATTTGTTTTTTTCAAAGTCCGCTCGAAGAGACTTTAATTTTATATCAATGTGAGACAAATAAATTTCTTTTTTATGGTTTCTTCCACAATATTCGTATATATTGTTGGAAATTATCGTCAGTTGATCAGCTAAATTGTTATTGTCCATACGTAATTAATAATTACAATGTTTATTTTTTAACATCATTTAACGACAAAAAAATTATAAGAGATTTCTTGAACTCGCAATTTTAGACAATAATGATTCCGCTTTGGCGTCTTCATCGTCTTTGGCGTCTTCATCGTCTTCATCGTCTTTGGCGTCTTCATCGTCTTTGGCGTCTTCATCGTCTTCATCGTCTTTGGCGTCTTCATCGTCTTTGGCGTCTTGTTGTTCAGGTGGAGTGCTCTGCACCGAACCCCTTTGGGGAGTAGTTGTGGAAGATTTTGTTGGTAATCGTTGTTTAAAGGTAAGTACAATTACTTTTTTAGGGTCCACCATATTTTCGTCGTCTTCTTCCGTGTTTCGTTTATAAAAAACCATAAAGAAACTAAACATTAGAAATAAAAGTAATACCCAAACGAGTAATACAATATAAGTACTATCACTGTTACTACTACTTGAACGATATCCACCAACGCGAGTGATAGAAAAGGGACACCGCCCCGCAGGGGCGGCGGACCCCACCAGGGGTACACACCGCGAAGCCAGCCCCGAAGGGGCTGGAATGGTATTTTGCAAATGTTTTTGTAAAAAAGGACAAATCATAATATTAATATTCTTTTTTTATTTAATAAACAACATTAAAATTTTGTTCGTTTTTGTACGTAGATTGATATTTATTTTGACAATAATAACGTTTACGTGCATTAAAACTTCCTTTAAATAAACCAATTGGTTCATCGTATATATCGATTACAAGAGGAACGTTTTCATTTTTTTTTCTAAGAATACGTCCGAGTACCTGAGTGATTTCTTTTTTTGGTGTTGCAAAGATTAACGTATCTAAGGATGGTAAATCAAAGCCCTCTTTGGCAATACTGTACGTTGCACATATGATATTCGAATCTAAAACATCTGAAATATCTTTTTTCTTTGTTTTACCAGTAAATACACCAACAGATAAATTAGAAGAGGTTTGTTTAATTTTATTTGCAATTTCTTTACAATGTCTGACTCGTTCGGTAAACAATATTAATTTTCTTTTATTTTTTTTGGTGATATTTTCAAGAATAATATTTACCAGTTCTTCATTTCTTTCTTCATGGGAACATAAGTGTGTAATCATTTTAGTATAATCTGGTTTTTTTGTATATCGATTCAGTTCTAACGGAATATTATGATTCAATGTATAAATATATACTTTTGGTACAACAACTGTTGGTTTGTACTCTACAATAACGGGTCCTAAATGATATTCATACACTTTTTCAAAACCATCTTTTCTTAACGTCGCAGTTAATCCTAATCGATATTTTGATTGAACATAGTCTAAAATTCTTGAAAAGGTTTGTGTCGATATATTGTGAGTTTCATCTACAATTAAAAATTTAAAACTTTGAAACCACGAACGTTGAAATGTGTTTTGACATCTTTGTGAAAAGGTTTGATACATTGCTAAACAAATATCAATATCATTTACTTGACAACGATTTCCTTGTATAAAACCAATTCTTGCTGTTGGGATAAATTGTTTAATACGTTCCGCCCATTGGTCCAAAAGCATTTGTTTATTTACAAAAATGATTGTTTTTGCTTTTAATAAAGTAATTAGGTTAAGTGCCATGACAGTTTTCCCTTGTCCTGTGCTTACATTAAGTATTCCACCTGTATTATCTTGTGTTTCAAAATGTTTCATTACACTTAAAACAATATTTTGTTGATTTTCTCGAAGTGTTCCATTAAACTTTAACTCTTCGCCCTCGCCATACTCTTCGCTTTTGATGTCGGTGTGTGTGGTTGGAAGACCAAATCGTTTGATTCCATACGCCCTAGGTACGTATAATGACAACGGTTTGTTTTGAATCAGTTTATAACACTTGATGGTTAATTTTGGTTTGTTTTCATTAAACGATGTTTCCTTTTCAATAAAGGTAAGTTCGTTTTTTATTGTTTGAAATTCTTCTTTATTTGGTAGTGTAATTCGATAACCTTTATTTGTAATCATTATATTCGTTGTTTAATATAAAAATAATTTATAGCTTTAATTAAAAATAATGTCTAAAATCAAATTTATATCCATTGAAGGTAATATTGGTTCGGGAATCGATAATTTTTGTTTATTTTTTAAACAAAATAAAATACTTGCAAATTATTCGACTTCGTTATCCGAAGAAGAGCGTGATGAAAACTTAACAAATAGTCTAATGAAAGAACCAACAAAGAATGCGTTTTCATTTTTAATTCGTTCCTTTTTGAACCGATTACAAAAAAAAACTATTTGTTCAAAACGTTCAATTATATCCGATTTTTATCGTTTAGAAGCATTTTTTGAATTAGAATACATCAACTTGAATGAATACAATATATGTAAAGATTTATACAATTCACTCAAACAAAATTTCCCAAAAGAAGAAGAAACAATGTTTATATACTTAAAATCAAATGAAAATTTATGCTATGAACGTTTAATTGAGCAAGGGGTAAAACATTTATATTTTAATTATATATCAACCCTGAACAAATATTATGAAAATCTTTGTAATTTAGAAAATGTACTTGTAATCGATTATGACAAATACAATGAATTCAATCAACGTTCTTTAATTGTGTTTATCGAAAGTTTTTATGAACACTTAAATAAAAAAAAATCTGACAACAAAAACAAAAACGAATGGACTGTTGTATCATCAAAACGTAATCGTAATCGAAAAAATTAACGACGCTTTTTATTATAAATCGGAGTAAATATATATGCTTTTGTTTGTCCAACTCCATGTAATATCTTTTCATTTAAACAAGAATAACCCTGTAAGAAACGCCCACTTCTTTTTCGAAATTTCGAAACATCTTTACAATTCTTTTTATAGTGTTTTATTTTGACGTACCAATGTTTCCTGATGTCTTTTTCTTTTTCAATAATTACTAGATAATTTTTCTTAGAATTCTCATGAAAAGCAATTACAACTTCCCCCTCTTTTGCAACTTTGGATTCCATTCGACTTGCTGTATTGATTACGGCACCATAAAAATCAACCATTTTCTTTCCTTGAAATTTTTCATATTGTTTAAATGCTTTACCAAAACACATTCCAATACGTAGTTTAATTCTATCGCGTCTTCCCGAACCTTGAAGATAAATTGGTTTTTTGACAAGTTGTTTTTGTATTTTTAAAGCAAATCGCAATGCTCGAATAAAACTTGGTTTTTTACCTTTTTTTTCATGAAACGCAACATAAAATGCATCGCCAATTGTTTTTACAATTAATCCATCGTACTTTTTCGCAACTTTATAAATCAATTGGTTATGTTTTTTTAATGCTAAAAACATTTTATTTTTATATTTATTCCATAATTTTGAACTACCAACAATATCGGTGAAAAGATAGGTCCCCAATACCTTATTTTTGTTAGATTTTCCATAACTATACATTTTGCGTTTTAATGAATAACAATATAAAATATTTAAATAATAAAAAATAAAACAATGATAAATTCAAAGAACGCAATAACTTCTGGTACTGTTTCAAATCTACCATTATACATATCAGCTCTTGCTTTACTTATTGCTGTTTTAATTGCATTGTTTTTCTATAAACAATTTAGACAAATCAAACAGGAAATACAAAAATTATCAGGTTTAAAAAACCAAATAAACGCACTTGATGATAAAATAAACTATGTACAAAAAAGTTTTACAAAGTCCGCCGCCCCTACGGGGCGGTGTGCGCGGACCGGGATAGAAGTTTCGCAACCAATAGTAGTTCGTTCTGAAACTGAAAGTTCCGCCGATTCTCGGTGTGTTCCAATTTCACCCATTCAAACAATCCGCGAAGCAGACGAAGCAGACGAAGCAGACGAAGCAGACGAAGCAGACGAAGCGGACGAAGCGGACGAAGCAAAGAGTTTGCCTGATTTTATCCCCGAACCAAAAGAATTGGATGCAGAAACCGATGATGAAGATACTGAAATAATTGCTCGCAATTAAATATAAAATTTTTTTAATATTGATATATAATTAAAACACAAATGGATGCAGAAAAATATTTTAAATCTGATCCACCAACGTATCAAAATGGTTCTACTTTCCTAGGCTTTCGAGTTCCTGCAGCACAAACATTTACGTCTTATTCTCCATCAAGCGACATTAATGCATACATGCAAGCACTTACTGGGTTAGGTGGATATAAACAACGTTCTTTCTTACAATCACCATACGGTACGCAAGTACTCAGTGAAGGCGTAAGTGGACAATCATCTAATTCGGTAAGTTATTTAGGATTTCCTGGATATCACTCAAAAGCTGCTTGTCAAACTGATTCTGATTGTGGAGATCAACAAATTTGTTATGCATTTAACGAACAAGTATTTGGACCACAACAAGGACCAACTTGCTCTCCAACTGTTTATCCCGAAATTTTGTTAGGCAATTCGGCAAACAACGGAAAACCACTTCGTCAAAATTCCAATTATTGTTATACCGATGAAGATTGTCAAGGAATTGATAAGTTTACAGGGAAAAAAAAGGTAGGTATGTCTTGTAATCATTACTATAAAGGTCCAAGTATTTATGAGAAAAACGGACTTTGTCAAGTTCAATATGAAAACGGTGGAAGAAGATACCATTTGAAAACTCCACCAGGCTGGGTGTGGCCGCTTAATCAAAAATTAAAGGAGTGTAATGTTCAAAGTGATTGCGGCGTTACGGGGATAAACGGATGGACACGATGTGTTGGTGGTTCAGCTGATGGTAAAAAATATTGTGTGTGGCCGGGTCAAACAGGTACACCAAGTCCAAGAGAGCTTCAAAAACAAGTTCCAAGAGGTATTCGACCCGAACCGGCACCAACACTAAGTCAACCATCCCCACTACAAAGTCAGGTGTTAAACGTTGAAGCAAATAACGCAAGTAGAATTAATTCACAAATGCCCGGTGGAAACCTAACAAATACATCAGTACAACCAATGAAACCATCATCCTTTCATTTATTGACTACTGGTAATTCCAACCCTGAATCAGTACCTGTTGCTGCTGGAAATATGAAACCATTCAAATAAGAACGAAATAAATCATTTTTTAAATAATAATCAAAAAGTATACTTTCTTTATTGATAAAAGTATCTTTGTCTGCTTTCACATACTTTACGTAGTCGTCTAAACTAATATATTCATCCTCTATTAATTTGGACAAATACCAAAAAATAACAATTTGTTTTATATATTCGTCGTTTCCCAATTTAGCGGACAGTTCTTTAGGCATTCCAGAACAACATTTATACGTCGAGCTTTCGACATAGTCAGAGTAATCGCAAAATGATTTAATTTGTTTTAATGTTTTCGTTATTTTAGACATTTTCGGTAATAATCATTCTTTTTATTATATCCCTGATTTTTTCTTTTGGCTTTTTTTTAACATTTGGTGCGCGATCGAAACTTTCAGGAATATATGATAAATCTTTCTGATTACGAATAATATCTGATAAAAAATGATAAGCACTAATGATGGGTTTACCACAAGTACCACCTGAAATAGTAACACTTCCTGTTCGAAACATTGAAATGGTTATTTCACCTGATACTTTTTTTATTTTTTTCCGGGTTGTTGTTGTTGTAATATCATCTTGACTTTCTATTGACGATGACGACGTTGGAGAATCTGCCACATAACCTACCTTTACCGCATTGTACGAATTATCTAAACTAAATTCAGCTTGTGTAATTGGACCATTCCCCTCATAAAAGGAGTACTTATTTTGAGACAATACATCTGAAACTTTGCTTTGAAAAATATAGTCTGGAAGCTTAAAGGTGGCGTTTACCATCGATATCTTTGCATTAAAGTAAGCAATATTTTCTTTCGATACCTTGGCGTACCGTATGTCTTCATAATCGTGGTCTTTAATCTCAAAATCATACACGTCTTCAATGTATAACTTTTCTTGTTCTGTGGTCTTCAATTCTATTCTAAAAACACGCCCTTCCAAATGATCTATTCTAACCCTTGGGACGGTTTTATATATAATCACCTTTTTCTTCTTCTTTAAAGTAATCTGTATCTCTTTTACATTTGTGTATTCTGTAATGTCCCGGTAAACAAATACATCCCTTTTGAACGTTTTCAAATAATTTATCAATATGTGGAGATAATTTATGATTTGATTCATGTTCTTAAAACCTGTAATGTTGCAAGAACCATTTTTGAATAATTTACAACAAACCAAATCTGCAACTTCTTCCAATTCTTCTTCTTCCAATTCTTCGTCGTGAAATTGCCTAGGGATATAACTTTTAAGGTTAATACTATTATACATTTGTTGCTGTCCTTTTACATTCTTTTGTTTCCGTTTCGTTGTTTTTATTGTCTTCGTAACCATCTTTGTCTTATTCTTCAAGTGCTTATTTTGTTTATATTCCAATTGATATGTAAACGTATCGGGTGTTTCCAACTGACGTTGATAAAATTGTTCAACAATACGTTCAAAGTCCAATCCTACGTGAGTTAATTTAACACACATCGTTATTGTTGAAATAATTAATTCTGGTGTTTGTTTAAAGTTTTCATCAAAACTTTCCCAACCGTGAGAACAAATACATACTCGAAAACGACAACAACATTTTGTCATTTTAATTATATACTATTATTATTCAGGAATTGTTTTTAATTTAATTATACTCCTTGGACTACCAGGTGGTATGACAAAATGGTAAAACATACGTTCAATCAAACTATTTCGATGTTGGTAATAATTTTGATTCTTGTCAACCTGATTTTGATTATAGTACGGTTTGGTATGAAATACAATACGATGTAATGTGAAAAAAACACACGTATTTAAATTCATTCGCAAGTCGTAAATAAAACAATAATTCCCATGAACAAAACCGATTGATGATTTCTTTATTTCTTTGAATAGGTCTCTAAATGATCCAAAATATTCTTTTCGAAACTTTTTTTTTTCGCCTAAACTCATCACAAGCGTAAAGTTAAAATCGTCTTCTTCCATTATTTTTGTTTTTTGTCTAGTACAACCCAGAATTTACTGGGGCGGAATTTTGGAAAAAATAATCGAATATTTTAAAAATATGAAACGCAATATCATTGTCGTGTATTTTTTTGGCAAAATTTTCAACGATTGGTTTATAATATTCTATATCCAATGAAGGTAAGTGTTTTTCTGGAAATTCTCTACCTGGATTCATTTCATCGTGTGCTTGTAATAAATCATCAACGAGAGTACCGTCTTGTAATACTTGTAATAAATTTTCAATGTTGTTCAATTGTTTTACTAAAGATCCTTCTGATAATTCATTCGAAAAAATTCTCGCGAAGACCTCATCAAAAGTAGTATATCCATTGTATATTACATCGTATAAAAATAGAACATGATCATCATTTTCAACGTCAAACAAGAAATCGTCAAACACTTCTCGTGATAATCTTTCAAATTCCTGTTTTAATTGTAATGGTGAATGATACATTTTGTCTGTATTTTTAAATCGGTATCCTTCCAATTCCATTTCTTCGTATCTTAACATTAAATCAGCAATATATCCATAAATCAAATGAATTAAGTTTCCTCGGTGTATGATATGATTATATACATCCGAAGGTTTTTGGTAAATATCTTTGTAATGTATAATATATTCCAAAAAAAGCAAGGACCACATGAAACAAGACGTCGAACCACTATAATCCATTGGAATTTTCAATACGTTATTTAAATTCTTTTCTATATTTTGAGTGCCTAATTTTTTGGGACATGTTTCCACTGTTCCCATGTATTTATACTTTTTCCATAAAAAATATGGATACTTTGTAAGTTGTTCTTTAATTTGACGATCATTTTCTTCGTCTACACCATATGGTTCCATACGATAAATAAATTTATTCTTTTTATCGATGATTAACGCGTTTGCATGTCCTGTAAATCGATCATCGTAACGGATAAATAACCGAACAAGGAATTTATCTTGTTTACATTGTTCTAATTCATCAATTACATGTTCGGGAATAATTAAAAATAGGTTTGGATCAAACGTTGAATGTTTTTCTCTTTTTGATTTCATTGAAGAGTATACATCACTTTTCTTTTTTTTACTTATTTCATGTGTTCTTCCAGTTTGACTAAATAGAAATATATACGTGTTACTGATACAAACTTCCAACGGACTATAAAATTCTTTGATCATATTTAACCATACTTCAAACACTCTTTCAATATTCACCTCAACTGCGCTGTATCTAGACTTTGCTTTTACCATTTGATTTATCTCCATACCCATAAAACGATCTCTTATACTTCCTCGCCTGTGTGTATGAACACGACTTGCATCGGCAATCTTAAAATTACCATTAAATAATTCATGTTTTTCAAAATATTGAAGATTATCTTCAAAATAACCACCAATCTTTATTATACTTTCTAAACTTTTTTTGCTCCATAGTTTTATTTTTTCTGTACGTTTTGATTGATACAATGTAATTTTTTTATGATTGGTTGCATCGAATACGTCTTGAAAGTGTTCTTGATCTTTTTGAATGATATATTCTATCGCTTGAATAGATAAATGTAATGTAGACAACGATAAAATTTCTAAATAAAGTTGATTATTGTGAATATAATTTTTATCATAGTATAGATATAAATACAATGATATTTTTGAAAGATTAACTTCATCGTCGTTGGGAAATAATTCATTGTATTTATCATATATCTCCTTGATCTGCTCGTTCGTATTATAATACCAATTATGTTTTTCCATGACGTCTTGGAAATATTCGCCGTATAAAAACCAATATTCTTCCATTGTCCTTTTTAAATTAAACAAATATTATTTTTATCGTTTGTGAAAATATTTTTAATCCAACGTAATTAAATACGCGTGAAGATAAAATAATATAAAAACAAAAACAAATTTACATATAAAATAATTAATAATTTAAATGGCGTTGTGTTCTATTAATGGAAATATATACGAAAAAAAAGTATATCGTGTGGTTAAAAAATGTACTATCGATAGTAAACCATTTAATACACAAAAGCAAAACGAACTAGGTGGTTCAACTTTAAAAAACGATATTATATGTAATTACACAAATATTAAAGATGTTGGTATTGAAATAAAAAAATCTAAATCACCCGACTGGGTACAATGTAGTATAAAATATAATAAAGAAATAAAAAAATGGCAAGCATCTACCAAAGGTAAAAATCCAAAAGAATGTCAACTAATATTTAATAATTTGCTTCAAAATATTGATTTATATAACGAAGATATACCGCCATTTATGAAACGTTCTATTACACACGAAGAATGGAAGAAAATTAAAAAAGAAACAAGTAAATGGAATGATAAGTATTATGATATACCATCTGATACTATAAGAAAATTATATTTGTCCAAGGGATGTAAATATATTCAAATAAGTCATTATGGTTTATATCACCTTGGTGAAGACGTTTGTAATTTTGGAGTACCGTTATTTGAAATAAAACAAAGATTCAGAATTCGAACTAAAGTTCATTCTAAGAAAAATAAAAATGGCTTTTGTACATTATCGGTTACATGTGCGTGTCAACCAATAAATATTAAAAAATTAAATAAGTCAAATTATTCATTAGACAACAAATCAAGACTACCGTATAAGTTAAAATGTGTTTAAACAGATAAAATAACAATTTCAGAACTTTGTTTTGATTTATTCATTGAATAACTCCAACTTGTCTCTATAATGTTAAATTCTTTGTACAAATCTCTAATGTATTCACAATTATTATATGTCAATATCCAATTTTTCTTATTTGATAAACATTTATATAACCGTTCGTGTTCAAATGTTTCATGCATATCACCATTCTTTCCATATAATTTCGGAGTTTGTAAATAATACGGTGGATCTAAAAACATTAAATTATCATTGGCGTGATTATTTATAAATTCTTCAAAATCTGTATTATATATTTGAAATCGAGATAAATTCAAGTTTTTTATCCTATCGATAGATGAACGAGTGAATCTTTTCTTTGAAGCTTCCAATGAAAATCCACCCGATAATGTTGCACCACTAAAAGAACACCGATTAATAATAAAATACATAAAACCTTGTTCTAATGGATAGTTGTTTTTCTGCATTATTTCTTGTCGTATTTGATAAAAATCATCTTTTTTAATTTTATCAACTTTTTGGTATAATAAATTTGTTAAACTGTCTTTCATTTCACTACAAGTTTTCCAAAAATGATACAACGGTGTAAATTTATCATTTGCTAAAATATTTAAATTGTATTTATATTGTAAATGAAATTCAAATGAACCACCACCAAAAAATGGAGAAACCAAGTGTTCAAACGAATTTACATCAAAGTATTCATTTAAAATGGCTTCCAATGCTTTGCAAGCTCTTGTTTTACCACCAGGATATCTTAACGGAGAAATATTTTTAATAGACATTTTCTTTTGTTTGTTTATATAAATTTATTGTTTTTAATCCAACGTAATTAAATACGCGTTAAGGTTGTCCGATTTATAACACATTACTTTACCGTCTTTTAAAATACAATTTGCTCTTTTTACTATTTTTAACATGGTATTATTTACTTTAGTTTTACAATCTAAATAAAGTAATTCTATGATAAATTTTTTTAATCCCAAATTCGAACTGATGTTGTCAAAATCTCGAATGATAGATACCAGGGCAAGATAAAGCATTCGATATTCTGGTGTACCCCCGAAGGGGTCCGCCGCCCCGTAGGGGCGGTGTGTTTCACATTGTGGGGAAATTAATTCCAGTATTTGTTCTACGTGTTTGTTGTTTTTTTTTAATTTTCTAATTTCACAAATATCATATATTTTAATTGCGCGGATAAATTTATTATATTCTTCATTTTGTGTCAGCGCCGACTTCGCCGCCGCTTCGTCCCGGTCCGCTTCGCGGACTTGTTCTGGTGGAATCCCGATACAGTATTTAAAAAATAATTTTTTCATTATCCTTTTATTATTATTTATTCATTGTTTTTAATTAAATCCACAAAATGTTGTTTTGAAATACTGGAAGAACAATGTTCAAATATTATTTGTTTTATATAATCTTTTAACCAAAGTTGAGCATTGTGACCATTATAAAAATAAATCAAAAATATATTTAACATGTATTCATTTGGTTTATTCTTATTGTGATAAAAAATCAACTCTTCTATGGCAACTTTATCGAAATTGTTTTGTTTTATCGCTAAATGCATAAACTCAATGAATTGTTGTTCTTTATTCGCTTTAATGTATCCAATTAAATCATATTTTTCTTTTAATATGTTAAATTGTTTACGACGTGTTACTTCTGCAATCTCCTTGTTAAAAATACAATTAATAAACAGTCTATAAATATATTCGGGTTTTATCATAATCTCATTTGTTTTATTTGGAAATTCTGCTTCAACAATTTCTGCTTCAACGATTTGTTCTTTAACGATTTCTGCTTCAACAATTTCTGCTTCAACGATTTGTTCTTTAACGATTTCTGCTTCAACAATTTCTGCTTCAACGATTTGTTCTTTTTTTTTAAATAGAAAAAAGAACCAGTTAGACTTTTTCATTTTACTTTTACTAATATATTATTTTTAATTTACAACGGTATTGCGCATATTGAACGATGCGTTTGCCTGACTATTCCCCGAAGTGAATCCAATATTTTGACTAAGTACGTTTGCACCTTTACTTGACACATACGTTGGACGAGATAGAGGAACAGGTAAACTCGACGCATCCTTGTAATAGGTAGCGTACATGTTCATGGATGATAGTATCTCTTTGACACATTCTTGTATTACTGCTTGATTCAATTTACTGAGTCGTGATTCCAATGAACACGATTTACTTCCTCTGGCTAGCGGTTGATTAATATGTACTACGCTGGGTGGCATAGCTCCGTAAAGCGAATACTGATACTTGTTGTTCATTATTACCAGGATTGAATTTTCTGATTGTGACTTGATTCTTATACCCGTAATTCGCTCAACGGTGTCTAGAATTCTCTTTTGAATATATTTGACATTAGTTTCAGAAAAAAACAACATGTTCAAATACGTTGGGACAGTATGATTTGCGTTTAATCCGAACGTAGCGTATGGGTCACCTTTTAATGTATTGTTCATCGTTTTGGGATACTCAAATTTGTCGTTTTGACGTTCACCCACAGGCATCATCGAGGATAAATTGTATTCCATTCCATCGTTTGGTAACGGGTTATTAGGGTTATTTTTTATTTTTTGTACGTACGTTGATGTATCAGGAGCAAATTGACCCGGTTGCCAGTTTGAGGTTAAAGGATAACTAGTACTGAATTGCCCAGAACCTCTTATCTTACCTAATTCACCTGGTGAAGTAGCAACGTTGTTGTATTGTGCCGAGAGTATACTTGGGGAAATGTCCATTTTATTACGTTTATTATACGGAAATAAATTAAAAAAAATATAAACAATTTATTTACTCATTTTCTCATTATTATTTATGTTTTTTTTATCTTTAATCAATTACTTTTTATTCACTACACTGCCGTTAGCAAAAATAGTCTAAAAGTGAACCCCTTCGGGGGTACACATTGGAACAAATTAAGTGTCAGTCTTCTTTTTAAAGTGATGTGAAATATACTTTTGCATATTCATAAAAGTCAAGTCAACAGAGTCTTCTTTTCCAGACAATAGTTTGCCTAGTTGTATTCCCTGTTTGCTTTTAATCAAGATGTTTGTTTTCTTTTCTGGATTTTGTAAATTGTTATACTTGATATATCGAGTCAACAACTTGGTGACGTCAGTTCTTGCCATCTTGTTTTCACTTGAATTGGGAATAAAAATCTTAATCTTTTCAAGAAGAACTACATTTTCTTTATTATTTTTTTCCTTTTTTTCGATAATCTTTGGTGCGTCGCTGTCTAATATCTGTTCGGGAGTATTCAGTATTTTGACAAAATGTGTCTTTAAAAAGGTGGATAATTGTTCCGAGATTTCAACAGGTTTTGCAAACCCATTTGGTTTCTTTGTATCAGAACCCTTTTTGATTTTCTTTTTGGTGAAACGTTTGATTTTCGTTTCATAAGAACGTACTTCTTTTTTAAGTGTTTTGAGGGTGTTAATATTATCTTTGATGAGCTTGAGGTTTTCATTTAATTCCTTGATCGCGTTATCAAGGCGGGTGGATAAATCTGCACCACAAGAAGACTCCGAAGAGGAGTCAACGGATTCAACGGATTCAACGGATTCAACGGATTCAACGGGTTCAACAACTTCTTCTTTCGCTTCCGATTGTATTTCTGGTTCGGGAGCTTTGGGAGTAGTTTCCTTTTTTGTTTTTAGTGAACGTGGTAGTCTTCTTTTTAGTTTTTTTGTTGCTGTATCGGACATTATTGTTATTGTTGTTGAATAATTATTTATTTATTATTAATAACTAGTGCGAAATAAAAAATTAAGATTTAAACGCATAATTAAAATGAATTTTTTATTTATTGGAGACACAAATGTGGGTAAGACAAGTATAATAAATTATTTATTAGATTGCGAAGACAATTTAAATAATCCAATTACAATCGGTACAAATATTCGTAAAGGGTCCGTTTCACGGACCAGGAAAAAGTGTACCCCCGAAGGAGTCCGCCGCCCCGTAGGGGCGGTGTATTGTCTTATTGATACGGGTGATTATTTCACAAATGAAATCAATATATTATCACATTTATATCGAGTAGCAGGTATTTTTATTGTATATGATATTCGTAATTTTAATTCATTTGCGAATGCCAAAAAAATATATCGCCGTTTATCCCACCGCGGCTCGAAGAGACCAATAATGCTTTTAGCAAATAAAGCAGAAAATGTAATAAATGGAAAGGCTCAATGGGGATATGCAAGAATACAACTTAACCAACAAGAAGGTGAAGAAGAAGAAGTTGAGTTGATTAAAGTATCTGCGAAAACAGGTTTAAATATAAACAAAGCGTTTCATAAATGCATTGATAACTTTGAAAAAATGAAAAATACAGTTCAGATTATCGATACAATTGATGTTTGTGAATTAGAAAATAATGGATATTATATTACACCCCTTTGGGGGTCCGCTCACGTTCACGATGACAAAATATTTGTAAAATCATATTGGAATCAATTCAAATATTTTATTTCAAACTCGTGGAATAAAATACTTTGTTGTTGTGGCGCTTCGCGTCGAAAAAAACAATTTTGAAAAAAAAAAAATATTGTATACTATTGACAAGTTAATAAATTTATAAGTTTTTTTGAAAACATTTAATGGGTATTTTAAGATGTCGTAAACGTGTGAAAACAATTGATGTTGTAAATGTCGATGAAATCCGACAAGAGAAATATATTGGTAAGTATACTGGTGCATTAACCTTTACTTCTTTTTTTGTTGTTGGTCCATTCTGTATCGTTTGGTTGTTTTTCCCAGTGGATAAAAGAATAGTTGTTCAACATTCACCTGTTGTAGTTCAAAATATCGTTGAACAAGCACCGGAAGTCATTGAAGCACGTGTGCTTTAAGGCGCCCGTAGGGCGCTCCGGTGTCTTCTCTTTGGGAAGAAACCTTAAAAATACCCCTCTGAAAGTATTCGGTTTGCAAATACAACAAAACTCACAATGAGTATACCTTTTTTAATAAGGGCAAAATCTGAAACTTCAATACCAAAGAATTTAAATTCAGTCCAACTACTATCGGATAATAAAGTATTTATGGAATTCCAACTTATTTCATTTCCAATTTCTTCCATCAAATTAAGTTGTATTAAATCAGCATCGTCGCCTGAAAAATGGGTACGAATATCTTCTACGGTGTATCTTTTTAAATATTTTTCAACATATATTGGATTCTTAACGAAATCAAATAGAGCATCTCTGTTTCGTTTGACTTGGCTAATAATTCGAAAAAAAATAATTTGAACGATAAGGTATGTAACGACCAAGTTCCACGGTATATTTTCAAAATTTCCTTGATTAATTTGATCAATATAAAAACCAAATGATATTGCACCAAAAAAAGTAAAGGATGAAAATATGTATTCAAAATCACCAATCGAAATATTTAACTGAAACTTTATATTGACAAGTTCTTGCATCATTTGATTCAGGTCCAATTTATTATGTTTAGATTGTATTTTCATTGCAAAATTTTGAAATATCTTGACGTGTTTTCTAAAAACAATACAAAATATAATCAAGTTTGTAAACAAAACCAAGTTTCCATAAGTCCATGAAGCAACTAATAAAAACGATATCATTACTCTTGCTATTATATTGTATTGAAAGATCAATGGGAATTCACCATCATAATCTGCAACCGTTATTCGAGTAATGTTTGTGACCACATTTAATAGAGAACATCCAACAATAAGACAAGCTAATTGATTCAATTTGTAGAGTATCTTTTCTATTTCTTTTTTATCACCTTTGTTATCAAAGTAAAATAAATCAAAGTGGTCTGTAAAAAAATATCGAACACAATAATAGTACTGTAAAGGATAAAGAAATTGGAAGAAAAAGCTTGAAATGTACAATATTTCTTGTTCAGGTTCAGAACTAAAGACAACAATAAGTGTATAAATCGGTTGAACAGATAAAACAAGACAAATGAAAACAGTGTATAAAGAAATGTGTAATTTTGATGTAATCGAATTGGTACTATTGGTACTATTAGTACTTTCACCATCATTATCCGTTCGGACCGTACCATAGCCCGCTGAGCGAGGTTGTTTTATTCGTATATGAGGTGATAAGGATGTATGCTTTTTTCTTTCATGAACAA